AGAGCAATCGTGCAACAATAAGAATATCAGTAATGAACATTCAAACTATAAACAGTTTTCTAGATGCTTCAGGCGAAACCACTGCATATCTGCAGAGAATAAAAGATGAAATCATGTTAATGTCAAATGTTATAGAACAAGGTTATTCTGAAGGTAAAGGTGTAATTGAATCTGGATTGAGTTCTATAATGTCTATGAATTATATTCTAGACAAGATTGAAGACATGAAATCAAAATACCATCAGAGCTCCTCTTCTATTGATCAAAGAGAAATGGAAACAGAAATCTATTTATTTCTCGATAAATATAAAGAACTAGAGTTGATGAGGCATGATCTCTTTGGTGTTCTTGCTGGAAGAAGATTACATTTTGTTCCAAAACACAGATCTGATGTTTTTATGAAAGATTGTCTTATGTCTTATATAGAGTTCTGCAGTGCTTCAGTGTCCATTTCGAACAAAATAGACAACCTTGATAGTCTAAAAGAAAAATTGATCTTCCAGCACCTAACACCAGACAATTACACAATATACAAAGAAACCAAAGGTGAGAAAGCATGTTTGATGATATATGATTGGAAAGTGTCTGTAGATGCTGTGTCTGAAGGCAAGACGTCAGAAAACTATTACACAAGTGTTTGGAAAACTTTTAAAGATATCACTATAGACGAAGAACCTTTTTTAGAGAGACACCCAATATTCATAACCATTGTTGTGTTGAATCCTAGCGGTAATATGCCAATTGTGGCAACAACTTGCCGGGTCGTCCAGGAGTTCAGGAACTCACCATATAAAACCTTCAATGACCGCAAACGAGCTGCTGAAGCAGCAAAGCTAATATCAGTTAATTCTCTAGGTCAGCTTATAGGTCTGGGTGCTGACTGTTTTAGGCGGTTTTACTCAGAAACACAATCGTTTAAGAACTCTCTCTTATCTAAGGTTGGCAAGTATATGAACAGGTCATCGGAGGTTTTCTTTAGCCACTGGTCATGTGAATACAGGAAAACTAATTTATCAAACAATCAAATTAGTCAAGATATTATTGATTTGATCAATTCCTTGCCTAACGATGTGGTGGGGAAGGAGATCCTTGTTCATTTTCTTTTTGGGAATTATTTATACTTCAAAGAGACTATGAGTGAACTTCATCTCAAAGATAGATTTGAGGGGTACAGATCACACTGCAAAATGATGAGAATTCGTCCTTTGGAAAATGAAGAAAAACTTAAAGACTATCTTGATAGAAATGAGCATATTTTTGAGAGTTTGTATGAAACACATCTCAAAAAGATAAAATCAGATGTGCTACTCAGAAAATCTAAAGAAATAGAGATAGAAAGCATAGAGCGAGCTTTCAACATTAATGCAGAGGAGTACCAAAAAGAGTATCCTGGATGTTTCACAAATGATCTTCAAGAAACTAAAACAAACTTTTCAATCTGCTGGTCACCAATGACAGAAGAACTAAAGATGAATGATCTTAATTATAATAATGCAATAATACAATCTTTCAGAGATGCTTTGAGTGAACAGCCAAAGCTTATTCACCATAAATCATATGGTGGGGCTAAAGTAGACACTTATTTTTCCACAACTCTTTTTAATTTAGTTAGAGCTTGTCTAGTAGATCTAAGTACAGATACAACGGGACATTCAAAGGCTACCTTAGAAGACGTAGTGGATATTAAAGATGGCAGCATCCAGGTAAAAAGAACTGAAGCCTCACAGAGATGGAGAGAAATAGGGAATGTCAAGACTAGAAATGGGAATGAGTTCACGTTATCACCGCAAGCAGACACTGAAGCAAGAAAGAATTTTTTCAGAGGTTTAAACTTGATGTATGTTGACATGGGGAAGAAAAAGAAGATAGATATAAAGAATGAATTAAAAAGCAAGATCCAGGAGTCAATGGCTCAGCAAAAGAATGAAAACATGGATGGCCCGAGCGGGGAGTATGATGTGTCAAAAGCCAATATACCTCACCAAACGAGCCTCAAAGGGATCACACATAACAAAAAGCTAATCAGACATGATAACCCAGATGTTAAATATCATTGTGAGTCAATGATTGAATCTATGTACGTCCTTCATGGTATGGACGAAAGAAAAGATAAAAATAGTAAAATAAATTCTGTCTACAATGAATATTGCTCAAATCCTTCTTCACTATTTACTAAAGGCAATTTGATAGAAACTGAAATGACAATTGCAAAGAATATCCATGAAGTAGCTAAGGAACTTTCAATTTACACATATAGTGAAGACATGATGCAGATGGCAAAAGGTTTGATGGTGGCTGACAGGTTTATGAAGAAAACAGACTTCAAGATCTTAACTTGTGCCAATACAAGCATGATATGCCTAGCATTCAAAGGTGACGGCATAAACACAGGGAAGTCAGGTGTGCCTTACATCACCATACACAAGGTAGACAAGAGCATCCAACCACACTTTGTTTCTTTATACACAAAAGAACTAATAGTGTCTTTTAAATCAGAGAATTATTTTATTAATATCATGAGGCCACAAAGGCTAAATCAGGTGCGACTTCTCAGCCTGTTCAAAGCTCCTAGTAAAGTCCCTATCCTCTTTTCACAATATTCCTTATTGAGTACAGAGATAAAAAAATGGTTGAATCAGCAATCCATAGATGTTTTCACTTGCCCTGAAAATAAGATCCAGTATCTGCAAAAGATATTATTCTCCTCTGTGATCATTGGCACTGTGACCAAACTCAGCAGAATGGGAATTTTTGATTTCATGAGGTATGCACGGTTTCTACCACTGTCTGATTATTCCAATATAAAGGAATATATAGCTGAGAAGTTTGACCCAGATATAACAAATGTTATTGATTGTTTTTTTGTTTCTGGAATTAAGAATCTTCTTCTGAAAATGGAAGGTATAAATTTAAGTAATAGTATAAAACCTCTGACTATAGATCAAGAAAATGATATGTCTGGAGGTATATCAGATTTAGACATCATATGCCCTATCACAGGATCTACACTAAAGACTATAGAGTGTCTGTATAACAATGTCTATCTTGCAATTTACATGATGCCGAAATCTCTCCACACTCATGTACACAATCTCACAACACTTCTGAGTGTCCCGGCTGAATGGGAAATTAAGTTTAGAGAAAAAATGGGCTTTATGATAGGAGATGAAATTAAACCAAAGAAAGAAATGTTCAATGATTCTGGTCCATTCTCAATTAATGGAGTGCTCAATGTGAAAACTTTGTTTGATTATTACAAGAAAAATATTACAAATGTTGGTGCTTGTAGATCAAATATAGAAGAAAAAGAGGATTTTTTGTCTGCTCCATATAAAATAAAAACTTTAACATCATCTAAAAAATGCTCAAAGGCAGATATCATAAAAAGTACAGAGATAGTTGCTGCTTTAAAATCATCATATGGAAAACAGCCAGATGATATAAAGGGTTCAGACCTTTATATACTGAAGGGAGTTCTGAAGTGTTTTGATGAAGATAGAGATTCATTAACCAACTTCTTGGAGGTAGAAGGCTTAGAAGAGTCAAAATATTTACATTTTTTTACCAACATGATGTCAGGTGATAATAAAATATTGATGAAAACTAACCAAGACAAATTTTATTATAAAAGTCATCCTTTGACAGTGGAGACATTTATGAAAGTTAGGTATGGTTATTTCAAGACAACCACTGTTTTAAAATCAAAAAAAGTAAGTGAGGAATTGTATGATTTAATCAAAGAGTTCAACAAGATAACAGAGGTTGACCTGGAAGCTTTGGAAAAGCTAGGTCGTGGACTAAAAGGCAATCGAGTCACATTTATACAATTATTGGAATTTATTTTGATGAAATCCAGAACCAATGCTGGGAACACAGATTTCTTGGTATCAATATTTGAAAAGATGCAGAGAACAAAGATGGATAGAGAGATTTATCTTATGAGCATGAAAACAAAAATGATGTTGTATTTTATAGAGCATACATACAAGCATGTGGCTCAATCTGATCCTTCTGAAGCCATCTCGATCTCTGGAGACTACAAAATTAAAAATTTGGCATCTTTATCATATGATACTATAACTAATTACAACACAGCTCTTCAGAAAAATCTTGAATGCAAAATGGCTTTTTTATCTGCAGATCAATCAAAATGGTCTGCATCAGATCTAACCTATAAATACATCTTGGCTGTTATTATGAATCCTCTTTTAACCACAGGAGAAATAAACCTGATGTGTGAGTGCATAATGATGTATGTAAAGTTGAAGAGAGTTTGTATTCCTACCGACATCTTTCTAAACCTAAAAAGAGGGCAAACTGAATATGGATCTTATGGAACTGCACTGTCTGTTTTAACAGATAACTTAGAAACAAATACATTTCCTGTATCCATGAACTGGCTCCAAGGGAATTTGAATTATCTTTCGTCAGTGTACCACTCTTGTGCAATGATGGGCTATGAAAAAGCTATGAAAAAGATGGGAAACTATGATTTCACTATAAGATGGATGGTGCATTCAGATGATAATGCTACTTCTATGGTGGTTAGAGGGGATATAAAAGAACTTCTTGCCGAGTTTAATTGCACCAGTCTGTCAGAACTGCTTTTCCGGAGTATACAATCACATTTTAAAAGTTATTGCATAACATTAAATCCAAAAAAGAGCTATGCCTCAGAATCAGAGGTAGAATTTATATCTGAACGAATAATTAATGGTGCTGTCATACCCTTGTATTGTAGACACTTAGCTAATTGTAGCACGGAAAGTTCCCATAATAGCTATTTTGGTGATCTGATGTCACTTTCTATACATATAACAATGCTCTTAAGAAAAGGATGTCCTAATGAGCTGATACCATTTGCTTATGCTGCAATACAAATCCAATTTCTCAGCATTTACTCAATGCTTCCTGGGGAAGAAAATGATATATCAACTATTGTCAAAGAAATTGATTTTCCCTTATCAAAAAGAGAAATCCCGATATGTGCTGGTGGTTGGATGTATGCACCTATAGAATTATTGTCTATCTTAGGTCCTTCATCAAACGATCAATTGATTTACTACAAAATCATCCTAGATTTTTTTAACCTAAAAGATTTTAGTAGTCTTAAGAAAAGCGTCAACTCTTTAGGCTACATTGATTTAAGAATCAATGAATTGTTCAAAAGAATAAAATATCAAAAAATAACAAATGCGGATAAAAAAATGATATGCATGGTTAACTTATTTAAAACAAGTTTGATGTCTGAAGACTGTGACAGTTTAAATGTAGGAATGAAGTTCCAATCCATGATCACACAAATTATAAAACTACCTAGTTTTGTTAGTGAAGGCTCACTGTTGAAGAACTCAAGTTTCCAAGACTTCTGTAAGCTATTCCCCAATTTGAAGAAAAACACTGACATACTCAACGCATTAAAACCTGTTAACTTGGATGAAAGAAGCCTTGAAGAGTTAAATGAGAGCAAATTTTTATCACAAATCCAGCTAGAAGAGTTGAGTAGGCACATGGCATCTCATCCAGAATCGTTTTTGATAGCACCAATGAATGACAAAGATTACATTTTGACCAATCTCTATACGTATAGCAGTGTAAGCAAAAGGAATCAAATGTTAAATCAATCAACTGAGAAATTGGCATTGGATAGAATTTTAAGGTCTAAAGCTAAAACCTTCTTAGATCCCAATTCAAAAGAGATGGTTTCATATAAAGAAAATATGTCTATGAAAATGAGAGAGATAATGAGCTATGCTGGGAATGACTTCAAAATTATTAATACTATATCCAGCCTTATGGTGAGAGACATGAATTTTGAAATGGTCGTCTCTTTAATGGAGAACACTGTTGCTAATGCTTCTATTCCTAAAGCGAATTATAATTTTAGATGGTTCATAACTGAAAAAGTACCAAGTGTCATTGAGGGATCCCCCGGTTTAATTGTTATGTCAGCTGTTTATGGCATGGATTATTTGATAGAGCTAGGACTCAAAAAACTCCCTTTGACAGAAACCTCTATCTCTATACTGCATGACATCTTTGGTAACAGAAAAACATTTGATGATGTTAAAGAGTGTATACAGAATGTTAAAAAGCAATACAAGACAGAAGAATTTCAAAATGCAGATGTTCTAAAGAGATATGTATTAAGTATAAATTACATGATCCAGTCCCAAAACAAGCTTCTGTCTATCAACACATGTTTCTCCAGGAAGAATTTCCCTTTCTATTCAAAATATAATCTAGGTAAGACGTTCATAACCAATACTTTAGCTATATGGAGCACTATATACAGCCGATTGACAAATATAAACTTTTACACCAATCTGAATTTTGTAATTGACAGGAGTTCTAGGTTGATTATCTCATTGCAAAGAGACATGAATCTAGAAAAACTAATTGATTGCTGTGCCTATGTTTCTGACAGATTGCAAAGCTTATTTCCCGATATGACCGTAGAGTCTATCCGGCAAGTTTTGTGCAGGCTAAATTTTAATGGGGTAGATCTTATGAAGAAAATGAAATCTGAAATAGCTGAGGTAAAAAGAGCCATAAACAACATAAAGACATCCACTCATGTAACTCTCTCATTCAGGCCACAAATGATAGCAATGAGCAAACATGCAGCATGGTTATACAATTTTGGATATATTAATGAGAAAGAGTTCAAATTTGTCATAGATCAGATCAGACAAAGCGAAGTCCATTATATTAAAACAGATGAGCAAGATGTCAGAGGTTACTATGTTTCAGGTCATACATACAAAATAGGGATCAAAACCCAGCATAACTATGGACAGCTTGCTATGTCAAACCAAGATGTGTCAATCCATCTCCACTCACCGTATGAATACAAGAGAGAAGATGATGGGAAAATATGGGATGTTCATGTTAGATCTGTATATAAATTGCTTCAAAAGCTCTTAATGGACAAGCAAAGTGTAATTAAAGCATTTTTAAATATTAGAACAGAACTAATGCCCAATCAATTTTGTATTCATGAGAGTTCAAATAAAACTCTATTGATATTGATCAATGATACAACCCGACCAATCTCATTAGAGAGAATCAAATTCAAAGGTGATATAAAATACATTCCCTCCTCTGACTTTGCCTGGGACATGATGAGCAATCAGTCTAAATACAGATTGCGACAAGCAGAAACAGGAGAATGTTACACAGAATTATACAAACTAATAGACAACAATGATAATTTGATGAACACTATTTTAACAAATTTAAAGAAAAGCTTAGAATATGGGAATGAAATGGAGAACCTTATAGAGCAATCAATCCAAGGGATAGATGATGCAGATACTATTGAATATATCCAAGAGTCTGTTGACCAAATCCACAAATTAGCCATAGAAGGTTTAGAAACATGTCAGACATCAGATGAATTTGAAAACTACCTAAAAAGAGTTGATTTTCAATCTACAGTTGATTTCCATAAAGATCTTTTAGAGCAGATTGTTGAGGAAAAATATGGTTCAGCAGAAAGACTAGATGTTGCTGTAGAGAAGCTAACCAAATGGACAAACAGTTTATCAACATTTAAAGATGTGTGCACAATGTTAAAGTTCTCCATGGTCAATGATTCTAAGGGAATTAAAACATATAAAGCTAATGGAGCTGATTTCCACTCATTATCAGCAAGTGAAGTCATGACTTCACAAGGATTTGATTTGTTCGAATTACTGAAGTTAATAAAGGCCTGTGAAGCTTGCCACACCAGCAATTCAGTATTGAACTTAATTGCTTTTAAAAATATCAAAAACAAAACCTTCATCCCAGGGTTTAAGAGACACTTGCCCAATACAGTTCATTTTGACTATGAAATGAAACTAAATAATGAAGTGATGAACAAATTCTATGAGTATAAAACAATCTCACTACAAGATATAAAAGTTTCTGATAGAGTAAAGAGGGTCCTTGAAACAAATGGGTTCAGTATCACAGGCCACAATTTGAAGTTAGAAGAAACAAACTTAGAATTGAACCCCGTGGAGATTATAGATGACTCTTCCACTTATGATCAGGTTGCCAAGCAAATGAGGTTAACAAAGAAAAAGAGCTCATATCTTATACCTGCTAACACTCTATTGTTAGGAGAACTAATGAAGTTCTTGATGCTGTGCATCAAAGGAGAAGAACATGATATAATGAAACTTTTGAGAAGTCATTTTGCAATGCAGCCTGTAAGAGAAAATAGATTGCTTTGTATCCAAGATGCTGTTATGACATGCAGGATAAGTGGTTATATCCAAAGACACTTTCTCAATGACAAGAAAGAAATCGTACTGTTAGGTGTAGCTGACAGCTTAGAGAACTTCATTTCCTTAGCAACTCCAAACTATGCAACACAGGAGCCATTTAAAGCAGAGGCTTTGATAAAAAAAGCCCTGGCAGAAGTGTATGATTCCGGTAAATATAAGATACTAAAAAATATAAGAAATTATATAGTTGATGATGTAGAATTTCTTACAGAAAAGTGTTTATATTCAAACATAACTAATGAGGAGATAAGCAACATGATATTTAATGCAGTTAGCAAAATTGATCTGGAATTATCCAATTTAAAGCCAAAGAAGAGAAAGAAAAGACTAGACTTACATGACGTTTTCAATGGATTCTTGGGATCAGATGCTACTACTTCGGAACAACAATAAAAAGGAGGTAATCTATGGGCGGGAGGAAAGGAATAAGCCATAGAATAGACAGTATAGAACCAGAAGCAGTAAAAGAGCATGACAACAAAAGGGTTTTTTCTTTTGCAAAAGGATGAAAGTATTCTAAATCAGTTTAAAATGCAATGTAGTTGTAGTATCTAGAATCAACAGTAGAGTCAGAAATAGTATTTCTTAATAAAATTGAGACTGAGTGTAGAATACTTTTGTTTTGTTGCTCGATTGCTCT